CAGGGATGGGCAAAATAAGTTAATATTTTACCTTGGAAAGTAGATTCATATAATTTTATATTTAAGGCTGTCCCTTAGTTATATGAGAATGGTTAAGAAGGGGGTACGGGGGTGGGGTTTTGCCCACCCCTGCAGTGGGTTTTAGGCGGAAGCTTGATTCTGCGAACCAGGCACTGTATAGGCGCATGGACTCATCATCGGTACACATATTCATCGCCACAAATGTTGCACCACGTTGGAGGAATGGAATTGGATTGAAATTGAGACTGAGCGCGCCCTGTATATTCCCCTCTGGATAGACACGGATACATGTATACGCTGGACTTTGTAGAGCCTCTGGAGGTACAGAGGATGGTATATTTTGAAATATTCCGTTCCATTGCATATGCATCGTGCGTTCGAGGGCTGGACTACCTACACCACCTCCGCTCAGAAGAACTACTTTTCCTACAAGGTCGCGTAGAGGAGTGTTTTCAGAGAGAGTTCCTGTGTACAGGGTTGGACCCATATGTGCATGCACTACCTCTGCGATTCTGTCGCATGCTGTAGGATTATTGTGGACATTCAGTTCCAGTGCGATGAAAAGTGGATCTGTTGTATGTTGAAATGCATGGGATGTGATGAAATGAATCGCAGTATCAAAGGATAGCCGTGTTGTTGTTATAATATCATTGGGCAGTTCCTCTTTCCCATGTGCAACGTAGGGTACAAGGGTGTCTGGGTCGCGGTACACGTCCAGTTCAATACATCTTGCACCGCGGTCAAGCACAATACGCAGGGCGTCTATGGAAGATTCGCCCAAATGTTGCAATGTGCGTATGTATGAGTTATGGCTTGTCATCACTGCGACTGTTGACAGGGGTGCATCCAGTAATGTGGGTTGGTTTGCAATAGGGGTGCGTGCTGATGGTTCCAGTGCGAGCGGATTTGCAAATACGGGCGCAATACGTACAGTTCGGTCAAAGTATGAAAAGCAGGCTCCCATGGATTCGCTTTCTACTAATAGTGTAGGGATGAGAAATACGCGAGGGAAAAAAGAAACGCGTAAGCGTGTGTATCTTACAACACGTAAAAAGTCCTTGTGGCGACCATCTGTTAAAACAATGAAACAGAGTCGCAAAGCATATGGTAAAATAGTTGCAAATGAGGCAGAAAAGAAGGCAACCCTAAAGAAGCATATTAAAAATAGTATTCAGGCGGTTACACATACCATGAAACCAATTCGTATTCCTAAACTGCATTTTCCAAGAGAGAAATACAATGCACAGTCACGGCATCGGTGTCAGCCAACGACCATACGAGGACAGCCATACTTTGCAAGTGTGTTTATGGAGCCAGGACTGACATCTGAGAGAAAACGTGAGTTGAGACGGTGTCTTGATAGACAAATGCCTATTTATACTGGTATAGATGCAGTCCCTATGTTGTCTGATGGTGGTTATATTTATATTATAGGATTGCGCAGTGAAAAAGCTAATAAAAAAATTACGGAATCTGATATATTTTTCCAACCTGTACGGTCCTCTCTTGAATTTGGTGCAGTGCACGCAATCATGGTAGAACGTGAAAGAATTGACACGGTTTTTGCAGCTGGTGAAATGCGAAAGACTGGCAATACTATTGAATTCAATATGATGTCAGGGACATTCATGTTTGGATATAAGTATGAAAGCGAAGCTACAGGTATTGCAGACATTATATTTGGTTCTCTTCGTGATAAACATATGACTGTTGCATTTAGCAATGATGGCTCTCCATTAATTGGAAGAGATGTGCAGGAACACGAATTAATGAATGCGAAGGATTGTGGTTACACTGTTGAATTATTCCGCGACAGGGGTCGGTGTATGCTTGATTATAGATACACCGTAGCGAAAGATAAGAGTCCAAACGAGGGAAAGAGGTTCTTGGAGACTAGACGTGATCGTGTTGGAAATATTCTAGATGAAAATGTGAAGCGCATGGAAAGAACGAATGGTACAATCAATATTACTAAGAGACTATATGAACCGAATGAGATGTATTAAATGCCAATTTTAAACCATACGGCAATGTGTACATTAAAATCACATCTATAAGTATACAATGGCTCGTCATACAAGGGTGGCTCGTCGTACCAGAAAACAGCGTAAAACGAGAAAGAATGGTGGTGGATTTGGTGGTAGACCAGGCAAGTGGGGGAAGACGGGCAAGCCAGTAGACCCATGCAGTATTCCTCGTAAGCCAGGAGACCCTCCGCGCCCTCACTGCCCTCAGAATAGGAGTGAGCTATAAATGTTTATATAATATGAATATTAACTTATATATATCAAATATGTTTACGATATTTGATATATGTCTTATGTGTTACAGGTGAATTTGCAATAACTACACCCGATGACAGCAGAAGGCCCTCAATTGCGGGGCGTTGGTTGCAGACGGCGCCTGTTCCGATTATTGAATGAGATTTCAACAGTCACGGGTGCGTTCACGACTGTTTCGTTTGATGTTTGTTCAGGTTGCCGTTGTGGTTGCTGTACAACCGGCTCATCCATACCTCCAATCGTCTTCAAAATACGCTCTGCAACAATATACGGGTTTGCATTGGCAGCGGGGCGTCGGTCTTCAAAATATCCGCACCCATCGCGTATCGTTTGCGTGGGAATACGTACCGATGCCGTGCGATCACCTACACCATGTGTGAACGTTTCCATAGACGATGTTTCGTATTCACCCGTGAGTCGTTCCTCATTCCCTTCACCATAGACTGCGATATGTGCCATGTGATACTGTTTCAGACTGCTCATATACCCTTGAATGACATCCATACCGTTCTCTGCACGAGTCTGTGCAGTACTGACATTCGTGTGCATTCCTGAGCCATTCCATTGGGAGCCGAGCGGTTTCGGACGGAAATCAGGTTCGCATTGGTGCTGTGCAAGAACACGGTATGCCATATACCGCATCATTGTCAAGTCATCACATGCCTTGATTCCGTGACCAAATACTTGAATCTCCGTCTGACCTGGTGCAACTTCCAGATTCCAGCCAGTAACACCTACGCCAATATCCATACAACGCTGGACAATTGCCTCCGTCAGTTCGCGGACTTTGTCAATCCCGCGGTCTCCTGCCGTGACGTAATCGTAGCCTGAGGGGAGCTGGACACCGCAGTAATAGGGACCCTGTAGTGGTAGAGGGGATGTAGGGTTTGTACCGAGAATATGATTTGTCCGTTTATCCAGAATGAAGAATTCCTGTTCAAATCCGAACCAGGGCTCAAGCATTGAGATTGGGTTTTGCGATATGATTTTCTCCAGCTGGTGACGGGAGTCTAGGTGACGAGGATGTGTTGCGTTATGTGACTGTACAATGGATTCGCAGAGGAGATAGTAATACCGTTCACGACTGCGGTCCGTGTACGTTGCAACAGGGTGGAGGATGATTTCTGAGTCTTGCGTTGTGGCGTGACCCGTGCTTGAGCCGTCGTAATTCCAGTCTGCGCGCATATGTTGGTTGATGTTGGATGGACTGCAATGGACAATTCGGACTTTGGAACGAAATCCGCCAGATGCGTCGTGCCAGATGTATTCAAATGCATAGTATTGTGGCGATACATTTGAGACAGGGATATTGCTCATTCTACTTGTCTGTAAATTGATAGTGATGTTTAGACTGATTTGGGGCGAACCTGTACAGGCTGTGTGTTCACTTCTGGGAAGTAAGAGCTAAAGTGGTGTAGCACATCACGTGGAGACGTAGTCCATTGTGAAATGTATAGATTGTGTTGAAAATAATATAGGGGCTCATACGTATTGTCTAGAATTTGCGAGAAATAGGGCACAGCAATGGAGGCAGTGCGAAGAATACTGAGGTATTCGTCGTCTATGTTTTTCACAATTTGAAAAATACGCAGTGATTGTCTGTCCATGAAATGGAGACGCACCTCGTCTATGTGCGAATTGTGTTGAAAGATGTGGTCAAAGAACATGTCCCATCTATCCATATCCAATGGTGAGAGCACACTTGTCATTGGATGAATATACGGCGCAGTTTTCATGAAATCACGAAGAGAGGGTTGCGGGTTGTAATCAAGAAGAAAGTTGCTCTCTTGGAGCCATCTGCGAATATCAGGTGCGAGATGCTCCGTGTATATATGTGCATCTGTCTGGTCTGTGAAAAGCGCTTGCGAGCCCATTGAGAGTGATACGGCATCTGGAATTTAGATGGGTTTTGCTAGCAGGGGTGGGCAAAATAGGGACTATTCAAGTAACTTGAAAAGTAGATTATAATAGTTATTTGAAATGGTTAAGGCGAAGCTTCGTCCTGGTGCAAACGTAACCATGTATGGTCTCCATCCGATGATGCATCTATCAGATGCTGATAGCATACTGTCCATACCATAGTTGGAAGAAGTGATAGAACTTCAGCATAGATGGTTTTTCTATCATTATTCTTCTTTGCAATACGTACAATGTAATGTTTCTGAATACCGTTAATATACCAGTCTAATGTATATACAGTCCCTTCAACTATTTCAGAAAACGGCACTGCAGACATATCTGTATCTATCTGTGGTCGGTAAAATGTCGGCATTGCAGGCAGGCTGCGCGAAAAAAATTGAACGCGGGGCGCCGTGCGTCTGGCAGGTACACAGAGAAATCTGAGAGTTATCCAAGCAAGCTTATCCAAGATGAACTCCGCTATTGCGAACGGTCAGACGATGATTCGGCGCTTCCTGTGCGACTTCCATCCTGCCACGATGACGCCCTTCATGCGTGAGCTGGAGCCTCGCCCGCGTGAGGAGATGATCAAGTACGCAATCTATTCGGACTTCTTCCCGACGTCTATTGGCGCAGTTCCCTCGTCGTCGGTTGCAAATATGACGATGTCTGCGCCTATGATGGATGCAGGCACCGTGGCGGTTGAGCAGACGTCTGTGGTTGCTAGCGCTGCAAAGAGTGCGTATGTGCCTCCCCATCTGCGGAAGGGCGGGGCGAATACGGCAGTTGTTCCTGAGCATCACGCAGCTGCCGCCGTCGCTGTCGCTGTGCCTGCTCCTGCAGCGCCGTCAGCCTACGTGCCTCCTCATCTGCGTCGCAAGCCAGATGGGTCTGGGTCTGGGACTGTGACGAAGATCAACACCGCGTCTGTGGTGGTGGGGCCAGATGGCAAGAAGAAGGAGGAGTTCCCTGCTCTGGGTGGTGCTGGGGCTGCCAAGCCCAAGAAGAGTGCATGGAGCAAGGAGACGTCCTTTGCCACGATTACTGCAGCACCTGCGCCCGAGGAGGCGCCAGAGGTGGAGACGCAGGCCACGATTCTGATGCGCGAGAACGAGCGTCTCCGTCAGATGATGATTGCACAGACTCGCCAGCGGGAGATTGCCAAGTTTGACACAATGGCGGTGCGTGAGAACGGCGGTGTCGCGTATGGCGAGGGTGAGAGCGATGAGGAGTATGCTGGCGGACATGGTGGAAGCGATGATGAGGGCGCGTACGACGATGAGGATGCCGAGAACGACAAGTATTATGCGTAAACACGGGAGTGTGGTGCATATGCATAGTACATAAAACAAAACAACAACAAAAACCTGCGAACTGCAAAACAAAAAACAAAAAGCCTGGCTGCGAACTTTTTTTGCAGATTACATCCCACCGCCAAAATACGCCATAATTGCACGGTCCACATCTCCCAAATGCTCCTCCACCTGCGCATGTTTATCAGGCGCTTTTATCTTCTTTGGCGCAACACTGCCAATTTTATTCGGCATTGGACGTTGTGGCGGTGGCATACGCAGAATTTCTGTGTAAAATATCCGCGACTGGCCAACGGCGCGCTCTAAGACCACGGGGTCGCGAACCAGGGTCGGTGCACCTGGTACACGCCATCTAGGAACTTCCGTGAGAATCTGAATGAGTAAAATCATCGCATCTTGACGCTGTTTGGAACTTACGCGTTTTTCAATGGAGCGATAGAAATCCAGCAGAGTTTGGAATTCTTCGTGCATTCTGACCTGTCCCTTTCCTGCGAACTCCTTGTACGCCTCCGCTAAAACGGCACAGAGGAAATACCCAGGATGCGTGCGTTTTTTACCGTTCAGTGTCGCTGGACCACGTTCCACTGTGGAGAGACCTGTGTGATGTGTTTTCCGCATCAGTCCATCCTCTTCTATCAGCCATCTTGTCCAGAAGAGTGCGCGTTCTAGAGCACCATCTGTAATTGCCTGAATGATTTCGTTCGTAGCATAGAAGAGTTGAGGCTGATCACTGGACTGATTCCATACTTTCCTCACAACCGCCTTCTCTTCGCTCAGCGCTGTACGAACGAGCCAGTCTTCATTCATGTGTGTGGCCTGTGCAACAACTGGGAGTTTTGATTTCGCCTTTTTCGGACAGATTTGGAGAAGAAGAACAACCTCTGCCGTTGCCTTCTGCACCTCCTCTGAATACATGAATGCGTTTGCAGAAACACGGGCTGCCATTTCAATCAGGATTGTGAATTTTTGTTTCAGATACGTGAAAATACGGGGAGATGCAATACCAATATGGTCAAATGCATAGTCCCAACAGAGACGCATCCAGAGTTCAAATCCGCCAGAACAGATGAAATCGGCGGTGAAATGGAGGAGTTTGCCTGATGCCTCGGGTCCAGTTTCGCCGAGAACTTGCACGAAGTTGCGGGCGAGATCTGGGACAGAATATCCGCGACGTGAAATTGCAATGTCTGATTCGGATGCTGTTGCTGTTGCTGTTGCCGCGCCCGCACCACCAACGGCCGCCATACTTATTCTTTGCGAGAATCTTTCTTGTATGGTTTAGCGCGGTTTGTACTTGTCACTGACACGATATGTGCCGTCTGCCCTTGGAATCAGTCCTTTCGCTTTGAGTGAGGAACGCATCGTAAATCCGATGGATTTGTATTTCTTCCAGAGGCGCAGATACTTGAGATCGCGTGGTGTCGGTGTATATCCTCCGCGATGCCGTTTTCTTGTGTGGGATTTTGCTTTTGATTTTGGTTGTTTGCGCTTGGCTGTCACTGAACCAGTGTGCATTCTCGATAGAATTGTCCTTCCTATATTGAGAACGCGTTTATAACGACGGGTAGATGGTTTGCCATACGTTCTCGCAACGGAGCGAAACGCCTTGCGCACATTTTTGAAAGACGGGGTTTCCTCATCCTCTCCAAGAATCGTTGCAACTTTTCCTAAGATTTCATCCTCTTCTGTAGGCGAGAGGCGATCTGCGACAGGGACTTTTGAAATATAGATTACTTTTTTAATTTTATGAATAATTGATCCTGGATGCGGGTTTCCATCTGAATCTGCAACAAGGCTGATTGCTTTTGGAGTATGTACTTCATGGTTTGCAATCCAGACACTAATAACACGGTCATCTGCATGACGCACAAACCATAACCGATTTTTATTAATTATAATCCAGATTTCATTGATTATTGAGAGGAGCGTATCAGGTATAGAAAATAAACCATTCGTGTTCGTATAATAGTACCAGCGTGAATCACAACGAAGAACCGCACACAGGTGTGTTTCAGGATGCGGGATCGTGTCTCCTGCATGGTAGGATCGTGTAATAAGTAGTCCTGCTCGTGTTGTATGTGGATCATATCTATCCGTTATACCATACGGTACACGGAACCAGCGAAATAAGTATGGTAGAATTGTGAGGATACGTGGTAGTGGTATACCCTCATTTGCAGATATTGTATTACGAATAAATGCACGTTTGGAAGCTGTTGCTAACTCAGGAGACCGTTTTTGTTTTTGTAGAAATATCGGACATGATGGTGGCGTATTTGTATTTAAATTTTCACAGCCCTCTGTGAATTCAAGTTCGCACTGGAGCGCATCATAATGGTTTTGAAAACGTTCTTGAATGAGTTTAAAATAACGAATCATAAATGCATGTTCTTCAAGCGGAAAGACGGCGCGAGTACGAGAAACGATTTCGCTGTGTTTTATGGTATAGAGGGTGGGCTGTGTGGTTGGTTTGAGACCATCTGTGAACATCAGGATTTGGAGAATGGTATCTGTTGCACAATTTCCACCATGTTGTCTAAATCCGAGAGTATCACATATCGGACCCTTGTATGATATATTGTCGGATGACATTATCCCTAACTCTATTTATTATTCATAATTAGAATTAGAATGGACGGCGGTCGTAGACGAACATTGAAAAAAGATCGGCCACAATGGCCGCCCAAATATTATCGCGGGTTGTCAGCGCGTGCTGTGAAAACACGGCGCAAAGAGATACAGAAGTTCGGCAAGTTTCACTGGAAAGACCCGAGGGCATATGCTGGATTTACAACCGATGTCGGGCGGAAAACGAGGAAATCATCGTATACTGCGCAGTGGCTCCGACTCTTTCCTGAGGCTCGGTCTTTGACAGCGAAAGCGAAAGCAACAGGTGTGCCTGTGAAATACATTCGCGAATCGTACAATCGGGGAATGGCCGCATGGAGAACGGGTCATCGGCCTGGTGCGACAGAGCAACAGTGGGGGTATGCGCGCGTTCATTCGTTCCTGTTGTGCGGAAAGACGCACTATTCTACCGACGCGGATCTGGTTCGCAAGGCTGTCAAAGCGTCGGCTGGAGCGCGGAAGTGGTTTGCGCGGTGCCCGTCAATAGTATCCAACTGATGCAGAAAATATGCCACCTGAACCAGGATTTCCAACTGTTTCAACTGTTGCAGATAGTGTGTCGTTTGTTGTAAACACAGCAGATTGTGTCGATAACTGTTTAATATTCCCGTCTGTTGATAAACGTGTTAGTGTTAGCACAGGTGACAAATCGCTATTTTTATATATCTTGAGTACAATGGACACGCCAGTTGGTAAAGTTGTAGTAGATGTCAAAATTAATGAAATAACGATTGAAGGTTGATTAAAGAGGAGTGGGAATGAATTGGCTGGATCATATGGATTGCCTGTTGACTCTGTGACTAATTGGCCAATAGGAAGCGTGCCAGGGACAAGATAATACCGTCTATCTGCACCAACTGACCCAATAAATCCAAATTGATATGCAGAGGGTGCCTGTGCTGGTATAAATGAATTTCCATTCGCATTGTTATTAATAAGGTCGGTTGCACCAATAACCATTGAACCAAGTGATCGGTTAATATCATAAAGAGTTCCACTAATCGTAGATGATTTTGCTTCAAATACTGCTAGAATATTATCCGTTTCTACGCCAACTCCATTCGTACCTGTTACAAAAATATTTGTATCACGAATTGCTACACGATTCGGTCCATTTAGTAACAACCCCCTTGTAACACCTGTGCCACTTGATGAAACATTAATAGTTATACCTCTTGTTAAATTACTAGAATTATACGCAGTTGATGATGTACCTGCAGAGCGTACACCTATGATAGTCGATGCACCTGTAGCAGTTGATGTTACATTTAACACAAGTGGTCTCAATTTAGATGTAATTGATGCACCTGTTAGAATATCTACGCCAACTAAATCAACATCTGCAGAGGATGTCAGTGTTAGTGTTACATCTTCAATACGTGAGTTGTTATTGAGTGTAACAAGTATAGTTGAACCTGTTACGCTTAGTTTGCGAATAATTGTACTCTGTGTACTTGCACCACGGACACTCACGCCTGCTGGAATAATTATAGCCTCATTATATATACCTGCATTTATTTTAACAATTGTGCCTGATGTTGCGATGGCAAGAGCTGCAGAAATTGTTTGAAAAGGTAAACGATTCGGATCAGTTAGAGCGGTTGTATCATTTCCATATACCGAATCCACCCTATATGTGTTTCCCTCTGGGTATAATGTACTCGTTGCGCCCTGTGGGCCCGTATATCCTGTGTATCCAAAAGGCCCTGTATAGCCTGTATAACCAGTGTAACCGAAAGGACCTGTCTGACCCACTTCTCCAGTGTAACCGAAAGGGCCAGTTGGACCGGTTTCTCCCATTTCACCAGTGTATCCAGTATATCCGAAAGGACCTGTTGGACCTGTTGGACCTGTTTCTCCTGTGTATCCAGTGTATCCTGTTGCACCTGTATCACCTGTTAGACCGATATGTCCAGTTGGACCCGTTTCTCCAGTTGGACCCTGCTGTCCAGTAAACCCTGTAAGACCCATAGGGCCAGTCTGACCCGTTTCTCCAGTGTATCCAGTGTATCCTGTTGCACCTGTATTTACAGCTGTACCTGGTACGCCCTGTTGACCCGTGTAGCCTGTTGGACCCGTTGCACCTGTATTGACAGCTGTACCTGGAATACCCTGCTGACCTGTGTAGCCCGTTGGCCCCTCCAGTGAACATTGAAATATCCATATACTCCCTGTGGGCGATGATTTGTACAAATTACCTGTAACACAATCTAGGAAATAGTCGTCATTATCGGATGAAAGTGTTGTAACATAGGGACTTGTTGCAGATGTTTTATATATGTTTCCTGTGGTTGTATCGTAAAAATAGATTGGGCGGGTCGGCTGTGGTGTTACGTAGATCCAGCTTGTGCCATTAAATTTAAATAAGTCACCGCTTCCAATAAGACCATATGTATCTACAGGCGGTGATGCTGGTAAATCACCAATGTTTGCACCATAATATCCGCCATACAGAGCGCCCGTTGTAATGACTGTTCCCGTTGGACCAGGTGCACCTGTTGGCCCTGTTCGTCCTGTAAAGCCCGTTGGACCTGTTGTCCCTGTTCCTGCTATGCCTGCGGGGCCTGTTGACCCCGTTGGACCCGTGCCAGAGGAACCACCGCCATTCGTCCCTGTTTGGCAACAATTGGACGGTGGACAGGATGGGCAGAGAATACTTTCTGCCGTACAGGCATTGCGCGCATCCGCTGCAATACTGTTAATGATTCGTAGGCGTGTTATCGCACTCGAATTCATCTATCTCTCTATTATTCTGTGTAAAAGAAATATAGATATTTTTGCACAGAATATTAATACAGCCTAGTTATCTGCATCGGAATCGTGCACATCGGTGCAGATGCGTTCACGACGTGGATCCCAGCGACCGACATAGGGCCCCACGGTCTTTGCACCAATACGTGCATAGAGCTTGTGTTTCGTGGGGTCATGATAGTATGTTTTACCAGCGTGCTGAAAGAGTACCAGGCGAACAGTTTCCACATCTACTACGGGCAGAACATTCATTTCCTTCTCAAATGACGTCACATGCACCATTACAACCCGCTCTTCAATCGGTGCATCTGTGCTTTTCCGTGCAGTTCGTTTCGGTGGCATCGTCTTCGCCCCCTCTTTCTTACTGACAGAACTTTGCGGAACTGATTGTAACTCGCATGCGTCGGAACTGTGGTCTGTTTCCATTACAATACGAACACGTCGCTTCTTTTTTGGTGGCGGACAACTATCCGTTAGAATTGCTGTACCATTTTCATCAATCGTCAGTGTTCGCATCAGTGCAGTCATGTGCAGAATGGATGCGACGTCGTCCATTTTATGCTTGTAGCGGTTACTTGGCCACAAGTCACACACAAACCTCAAATTTTCACCGCAAAAATTGATGTTTGTTTGTCGGTGAGGGCGTTTGTACCCTCCAAGATGATTCCGCTTACCGTATTTCAGGCCTACAGGCCTCACCTCTCTGAGAATGAGGGTATCGCGTCATCATGCATCTATACGGCTCGTGAGACCCACCCTGCACCCAGTCAGACGTGCATGTTCAAACTCCCCATGCGTCGCGGAGTCACCTGGACTCACTTTAAAGTCAATTGGCACAGTCAGGCCACCAAGCCACAGATCGGTTTCGTCTATCGTGCTGACAACTTTGATGTTGAATTGCCCGTGGATCGTGACTATGCTGTTGGTGCACACACCATGTTCACCTGGGTAATCCCATGTGTAACCCTACATGAGAACTGTGGGTTCTATCTCGCAGTCCATCTGCCCGCTGACACGAGTCAGCACGATGTTCTGCAGGTTGAGTTTGTTGGATTTGAACATCTTGTGCCCGCAGAGAATCCTGATGGATACGTGTTCACCATGAACGGACAGAATCAGTTTGCACTCATGTACAATGACGAGATGCGGGAATTCTACATGATTCGCGATAATGCGGACCACGAGCACCAGTTTGCGATTCGTGCATCTGAAGAGGTTGTAATGCATCGCCCAGTTTAAGTAAAGATTCCCTTCCTTCCCAGTAGAGCAGAGTATGCAACAGCAGTTGCCATCATCCACCCGTCCACGTGGCGATATCACAACAGTCTTAGATATTGCATCCCGTGATTCACAAGATGGCTATCTTTTTCCATTGGATACACGCAATTCTTGGTTCAGTCGCGAACCTGTACGATACACGCCCAGTACCCTCAATATTCAGGATTTCGTACACAAAGGTACCGCAGAATGGGGAGGACGTCTGACGTTTGAATTAAACGCACTCCAGGTCGGCGATATGTTACAGGGTGTTGCGGTGCAGTTCCGTCTCGGTCACTGGTATCCTCAACAGGCCATTCTCAATCTCCTCTCTGGGAGATGGACAGTAGATACGAGCGGTTATACCCCTTGGACGTATATGAACGGTCTCGGCGCAGCCATTATTGATTGGGCAGAGTTTGTCATCGGTGACCAGACAGTGGAGCGAATTACTGGCGAATTCATTAAAACATATCTCTCACTTGGCTCTACTGTCAATGGCGTGTTCGGCTACGCGTCAGATGGTATTGGATTCTACGACAACCCTGAAGGTACGGTCATTACTGCGAATCGTCCATGGCCAACAGAGAATGGTGAGTACACATCCATTCTACCATTTTTCATGTTTCGTTCGCTCTATAATGAAACGTTGCCCATTATGAGTTGCGCAGAGGGGACTGTGCGCGTGAACATTCAGCTCCGTCCATTTCAGCAGGTTGTACGTATCCTGTCCGCCAATCGTTCACGGACATCGTGTGATGAGACGCCCCTTGGTGGCACGGCGATCTTTCGCGACGCATCGGGTACGCAGTATAGTATGGCAACTGCGACACAACCACCGCCATTTGTGGATTTTCGGCTAATTACATTTGCCCATTACGTGGGTGCAGAGTTGCGCACGGCATACATTCATCGGCCTGTGGAGCAGATTCATCAGTTTACACAGCTGTTTGCATTTGATGAACCTCTGCGCTATTCTGTGAATAAAACGAATCCCAATACTGACTCGGTGGATATCAGCTTGCCTCTGGAACTCAATCATCCCGTGAAGGAACTGTTTTGGGTATTTCGGCGAAAGGCTGTGGCTCTCAATAACGAATGGATGAATTTCAGACCGTATGTGGAATCGCAGTATGATGCGTCACAGACAATTACTGTGCCGTGGCTAGAGTATGCCACTCTCCGTGTCAATGGACAGATTCTGGAACAGGCGGAGGGGAATTGGTGGCGCTCTGCATTTGCGCGCAGACATACTGGCGGGTATCTGACATATGTCAATAACACGTATGGGTACGTCTTTTCACGACAGCCCGAGGAACATCAGCCAACTGGATATGCAAATATGAGTAAGGCGCACACGGTTCGCTTAAACATGACAGTGACTGTGCCTCCGCCTGTTAGCGTGCCAGTCGGTGGATTTGAACAGGGTACGAGTCAGGGTTGGGAGGTGTTTGTGTTTATCATTCATTACAATTGGTTGCGGTTTGAGAATGGCATGTGCCAGAAGTTGTTCAGCGACTAAAGATAGCCTAAGAGTCTAAAATAATCACTCTTCCTAACCAGAGGGAATGGTTGCAACATTATTAAAAGTTCTGACCACAGGGATTCAGGACGGTAGAATACATAGTGAGCCCACACTCTATCCATTTCTCAAAGTCTGGTACAAAGTCGGCAGATTCACAAAACAATGGGTTCGTCTAGATTTTGACACGTTGCCCGAGTTTGGACGAAACGCTGTCATGCGCATTCCACGGATTGGACATCTCTGTACGCGCCTCTTACTTGTCACTGAAATGCCTGATATTTCTGGGATTCAGGCTGCAGCGCTGGCAGCAGCCAGGGCGTTTGATGCAAGCGCGACAGAGGTGTATCCGAAATTCGGATGGACGAACTCACTCGGTCATGCACTCGTTCAGAATCTGTCACTTGATATTGGAGGCACACGTGTGGAGCAGATGGATAGCAGACTTCTTGAAATTCTTGATGAATACTCTACGCCATTGGAGAAAGTGACTGCTGTGAATCGGCTGTTGCCACGTCTAGATAACGGCTTCGGTGAAACGTCGTTTGGGTATAGCTCTCCTACGCCATCTATTGCGGTTACGAATTTGCCCTTTTGGTTTACCCGCGGTGATCCTGGATGCGCCCTGCCCATTGATGCCATTCTCGCAGATGAGGTGCGTATCGGTGTGACATTCCGTGGCATTGAGGGACTCTATTATACAGATTCACGGAATGTTGCGAATGGGGGTGGCGCGGTGAGCCAAGACCAGGGCACGTCTTTGTGGCCACTGCTAGGCAGTTCCTTTTACTATCCTGACGCGAGTGGCGAGGTTGTACCTGGCCTTGTTCCAGGTAATCCTACGCAGAAGGTTACTCGGATTCCGTCCATTCAGATGCCTTCGCGGTTCCCAATGGGTACGACGTATGTTCTCGCTGAGTACATCTATGTTGACCAGCCCGAGGCATCACGTCTCCGTCTCGCCGATATTCAAGTGCCCATTGTACAGCATTATGCAATGAAACCGTTTGATACACAGGGTCTACCTCGTGCCATTGTGGAACTGAATATACCCAATCCCACACGTGAACTCTTCTGGATGGTACAGCGTCAGGAGGCGCCCACGTACAATGCGCATTTCCTTGCGACACGGGATTTGGCAGCTGCAGGCAATGAACCCATCTGGTGGCCGAATGCGACAGGGTTGCATGCACAGTATCCTGGACCGTTGCTCCCTGGATTCGTCACATCCGATTCAGAGCCTGTGTCAGCTGTAGGTATTGTCTACGAAGGTAACTTGGTGCGGACACGTACACAGGTGCCATCTCTCTTTCGCAGTGTTCTGCCGTCGTATCAATATAAGAAGTCACCATGGCTGAATCGCTATTACTACGCATTTTCATTCGGTATTCTGGGGAATCGCACACCATTCTCTGCACCGCGTGGAGAAGCAAATCTGGATAAAGTACGGAAGCGAGAGCTGTATTTGGAGTTTGCGCCGAATCGCGGTTGCATGAATCCGAATGATGTGCCGAGCTATGTGGTCTATGTGTATGCAGAGACGTATAATGTGTTCCGTGTGTATGGTGGGCGCGCAGGATGTCTGTTCGCTTACTAGAGTGTCTGGGAGAGATGGATAACATTGCAAAGGCTGGACTTGTATTTCTGTTTGATAGTGCGCTACAGGAGGTTGAATCGGCGGTGACCTTTGCGAAGGTTCTTCGTGCTTATCTGCCAGCTATTCGCCGGTCAGAGAGAATTGCTGATGTGGCGGTAGATATTGCATCAATTGCACGTACAATTGATGAGATATCGTCAGGGGTTCGTGCGCTAATTACTCGCACATACGCACACATGGATGAATTGACTGCAGATGATGCCGTGTATGTGAAGGAGACTATTGAGAATACACTGGGACAATTGAAAGATATGATTGATGGGGCGAGGCCGTATCTGTTTGGTGTAGATGCAGTGGCGCGAAAATAAAAAAGACTGGTTTAGTGTGGTGGGGTTGTTTGTGTTTTGTGTTTTTGTTTTACTCGTAGTCGCGAAACGTAATGCCCACAGGGAAACGGGGAAGCCCGTCCGTGGTTAGCTCCTGATACCGAACTGTCAGACGCTTGCCAATGAATGATGCGCCACGCGCGAACAGCTCAACGCGGTCCTCGCGTGTTCCACGAGGACGACATGCGAACTCCTGACCCGTGGGGGTGCGACAGACCCAGATGACACAGCCCTTCTCTGCACCGTCGCCCTCACGGAATCCTGTGACCTCGTACTCGTCGTCGCAGAACTCCTTGTACTTCTGCAGGTCTGCAGAGCGCACGCCCACACGGTACGTGCCCGCCTTGTTACGGAGCATGATGCCTTCGTAGCCCTCTGCGACGTACTTGTCATGTAGGGGCTTCAGTGCCTCGCGAGTAGGACAGACCTCCGTGGTGGTCAGCACGAGAGACGTGAACTTGAAGCGACTGAAGAGTGCCTGCAGACGAGCGAGACGATCCTCGTAAGGCGCGTCGCTGACCATGTCGTAGCAGTGGAACTTGATCTTCGGCATCTTCTCCGCATCCGCAGGCTTCAGCGTCTCCTTCTTCACGAGTCCCACAATCTCCTGGAATGTCAGCTCCGTGGAATAGAGCTCGCCGTCCAGAATGATGGACTCTGGGAGGGAACTGAGCTCTTCAAGAATGTGCTCCAGATGGGGATAGCGCTTGCGGTTGCGACTGAACAGACCCGTCTGAGGCACAGCCACACAGCGTGTGCCATCGTACTTGCGTTGGACATAGCACGGGAATGCCATGGATGAACTGCGCTTGTTGAAGTCGTGGGCGAGCATGGGCAGAGGTGCCGTGGTACTCGTGGCCTTTGCGCGACTCTCTGCGATTGCTGGGGCTGGTGCTGGGGATGCTGCGCCCGCACCGCCTACGGGCACGGATGCTGTAGCTGTTGCTTCGCTCTCAGCATACCCCGCATCCTTCTTCTTCTGCCACTGCGCACGAGCATCCAGCGTGGCCTGCTCTAGTGGGGTGGTCTCGTTCTTCTTGCCAATGTTCTTGCCAGACGTGATGAGCTTGACGCCCGTCTGTTTCTTGCCATCCACATAGCCGTGAATGACGACAATCTCTGCGTTGGATGGCGGGGCGGGACGGACAGAGATCTGCCACATCTTCGCCTTGCCTGTTGAGGCTTCACCAATCAGGGTTGGGAATTCCATTGTTGCTCTTCTTGGATGATACACGATGGAAGTCCTTACGCTGACTGGGGACGTTTGGGATTATCAAATTTACGGTGCATAAGAATAGAAAGATGGCGGGTACAATTCGTATAGGTGAAAACGAGTATACAATTCTAGGAGAACTGGGTGGTTCAACGCGCCCTCTCCATCTTGAAGATAAAGATGGTAAACAATTTGTATTGAAATGGGCAAAGGAGCCAAGGAGGATAGCTCATGTGGCAAATGAGTACCTTGCGTTTCAAATGAGGGTAGCTCATGTGGCAAATGAGTACCTTGCGTTTCAACTCTACAAGGCGGCAGGATGTCGTGTTCCAAATGTAGAATTTGTTAGGCTTGATGAACTTGGCGGATATGGTTTGTTAGAGGACTATATTCCAAATGAAACACTTCGCACGTTACTAGAACGCGGTGATGATGATGAACAGGTGCGTGAACAGGTGCGCACATTATCATTTCCTGCACTCCAACCAGACCTTATTCTTCACGCACTCTTTGGAAATTGGGATATTAACAATACAGAGAATATTATAATACCACGGAATAAGGATGGTGGTTTTGATTATGCAAACCCGGTTATCATTGATTTGGGTGGAACACTGCAGTTTCGTGCAATGGGTGAATTAAAAAATGCAGACCAGTTTACGGGGGAAGTAACGAATCATAATTCAATTGTTAGTTCAGCACGTAGTAAGAGAAGCAGATATAACAGACCGTTTAAAATGGCAGGTGTGAACGCGAACAGTATAATATGTAATCGTTGGAATGATGTGAATGCATCTGCGATTTTACGGGCCTTTGATAAGGCTGTTCCAATTGTTAGACCACATTTTAAGAGAGTTAAGAAAGTTGAATTAGACATAGTTAAATTACGTGCTATATTAGTTGCACGAATTGCATTTTTCTATAAATTCTGCGGAGAGGTTACACGCACAGTTCCTGGTAGTATGAGACGAACAGTGAAGCGTTCTCCAAAGCCAGCGGGTGGTGCAGGAACAGGGCCGTCAGGTAGTCATGGTGGTGGGAGACGGGCGAAATGGTCTACTATGAAAAAACGCACATGAAAAAGTTCTGCATGTTGTGGGTTGTTTTTTGTTTAGGGGTTTTGTTGTTGCATGTGTTTTTTGTTTGGGGGCCTAGTCCTCCAGAGACGCCTCGCCGTGGACGCCGAACTCCTCAAAGACTGCGATCTTCTCGTTCATCAGCGTGCAGGTTGCCTGAATCTGCTCGCGGGTGTACGTCGCGCCAAGGGTGTTCGCGTCGTTGACGGCGTCCTTGATGAAGGTCAGTGCCGCGTTCATCGTCTCCCACCGCTCAATGAGCTCCTCACATCCAGGAGCGAAGAGCGACGGAACAATGACGATCTGTGCTGCGTAATCGGCGGCCACGCCAATCGCGGGCACCGCCTCATACGGGACGACCTCCTCGTCCTCTGCGACAGCCGTGTTCAGCATGAGCATGGTCGTCTTCAGCAGGGACTTGATGTAGGCGACGGGGAGGAAGTTAATCTCCACGGCTGCGTCAAAGACCGAGCAGACCGTCACCGTCTCGCCCAGGAGCTCCATCGGCGCGTGAGCGCCTGCAGGAACAGGGGATGTAGAGGACATTGTGTGCGTGTTTCGTTTGCTTGGAAGGTGGTACGATACAGATCTCTCAGAGTCTGTATTACCAGCTTTCCGTTGTGGGGCGGGCTGGAGTTCAATTTTTTCTTGGGACTAGAGTGCATAAAATCCCATCTATAAATAAGTATGGAACTCGCACGCCGTTTGCGAGATATATCACGGGATGATGCGATTGCATCATATGCCGAACTCAAAACCCATGTGAAATGTACAAATCCTGGATTGCGTCGCACAGGATTACATGCACTTGATTATTTTTTCCTCGGATACCGTCTCCGAGCCAAAACGAAATCACATATTTCCTTTGCCGATGCGATGCGTGACCCTGAGCGCGTTGCCCATCTGACCGAACTTGTGCGCAAATACAAGGCTGGGGTTACAGTTGACTTTTCGGATCCAGATGATTTGCTTCGCCATCAGTACAGTGTTTTTCAACTGTATTATGGCACAATCAACCAGTTTCGCCCATCCGTTGCGCAATGGGTCTATTGTACACTGAAACCGCGCGTCGGCATTCTTGATTTCAGTGCAGGATGGGGCGGTCGTGCAATTGCAGCGATGGCGATGGGAATTCCCTATGTTGGCATTGATGCGAATAAGGGAATGGAGAGTGCGTACAAGAAGATGATTGGCACATATGAGCACAGCGCACCTGTCACAATGATATTCAAGCCGTCTGAGACTGTTGATTTCTCGCAGTTTGCGTATGATTTGGTGTTTACGAGTCCGCCTTACTTTATGATTGAGGAATATGAGCGGATGCCTGAATATGGATCCAAAGAAGGATTTCTAGACAAGTTCTTCCGACCTGTTGTTACAAATGCGTGGCGTCATCTTCGTACTGGAGGACATATGGCACTCAATATGCCACATGAGATGTATATGGCTGTGCGCGATCTGCTCCCGCCTGTTGCGCGGAGAATCCAGATGCCCGTGTCCAATCGTCATCCGACAAATGCACGGAAAGGGCGGAAACTTGGAACAGAAGGGGCGCGTCATGAACTCATTTATGTGTGGAAGAAGGGTGGGGCTGGGCCAAGGGCAACACGGAAAGTGAAGAAAAGTCGCGAGCTTTAATAAGGAGAAGGTGATGGGTTCACAAACACGAAAACGTGCGTCTGGTACGAGTACGACAACCCGTCGTGCGAAGAAAGGAACGCGCACAATTGTATGCATGGATGCACTCAAATGGTTGCCTACGCAGAAGAATCTGTCTGCGATTGTAACATCTGTGCCTGAGATGGAAGAGGTCGGTCTGAGGCTCAACGAGTACGAACCGTTTCTGCGTTCTGCCGCACAGAAATGCTTTGCAGCCGTTCGTGGCGACGGCTACGTCGTTTTTTTACAGACAGATCGGAAAAAGAATGGATGGATTGATAAATCGTATCTGATTTCGGATGAGGCACGTGCATCGGGCTGGAAGATGCTGTGGCATAAGATTGCATTGCGACAGGAGCCTGGTACATCTGGATTATTCAGACCAACATACAGCCATATGCTCTGCTATTCAAAAACGGGGAAGACTGGAAAACTATTTCCAGATGTGATTCGACGTGGAGAAGTTACGTATGAAAATGCGTTTGGGATTGACGCCGTCACTGCAGTTCTTACGTATCTAAAGTCACAGGGTGTGAAAACCGTTGTGGATCCATTTGTTGGTTCTGGCACAACTGTGGCGATTGCGAATAAGATAGGTTTATCTGCCGTCGGTGTTGATATTGATAAAGCTCAGTGTGCGAAAGCAAAAAAAATGGTTGTTTGATTTGGGGTTTTGTGTTTTTTGTTTTGTTTGGGGTTTTGTGTTTTTTGTTTTTGTTTGGGGTTTTGTGTTTTTTGTTTTGTTTTGGACCATCTGGTCTGCGTTGTGAGTTACGCAGACCAGGTGATGTTGGTGATGTTGAAGACTGTGCGTGGTGCAGGGCCACGTGCGTAGGTGGCCTTCAGGGCCTTGAGGTGGAACTCTGCCTTCAGACGGGCGAGAATGGTCTCCACCATGTTGTGCTTGCTGTCACTGTAATGAAACGCTGCCTGATTGAAACTGAAGCGCCCCTTCACGCTGGTGAGGCACGTGTCCACATGCACATCTCCGTCACGCCAATCCGTGAGGAACTTGCGCATGGACATCTCAAAGACTGTGGGGTAGATGAGTGCAGCCTCCTTCAGGCCGTAACCGACGCCCGCGACCGTCTTGGCCGCCATGAAAGGGTCGTGAATGCTGAAGAGACTGTGGCCGTTGTCCACGGCGATGCGCGACTCCAGATGGACCGCCTTCACGGGACTGCTTGCGGTCGTGTAGAAGATGCAGTACACGTGGCCTGGTACTGCACCCTCCACCGTGTACCCGTCCTGTACCACGACGAAGGTCAGGAACGGCGTGTCCGCAATGTGCTCTGCAGGAGCCGTCTTGCTCTTGTAGGCAGCAAGGAGCTCCTTGAAGTACGTGGCCTGCGAAGACCCGCGCAGACATCTCACACTGCACTTCGGATCACCCTCGCGACGTGCTGAACGACCGCTCAGAATCTCCACGAGGCGCGGTAGGGTTTCGCGGATCTCCTCACGCTGCTCGTTCGTGAGCGATGGATCCGTCTCCACTAGACGCTTTGCCATCAGCTTCTCCAAGCAGATGCCCTTGAGCGCATCGTAAGAGGCAGTAAGGTCTGTCACGCCCGTGTACTCCTCGTCACCGTCCTCTGCCTCACGTGCGCTCAGATCCATCAGAATCGGAGCGCACTGGGTCATACCGTCAGGTGCGACACGAGCCAGGCGCGCGTGCGTCAGGTTCGTACCTGACCGCGGGATCATCGCGGGGCTCAGCATGTGCCGTGAGAGCTCCGATGATGCGATCACCTTTCCGTCATTCTCACGCAGGATGGCGCTCGGCAGGAAGATATGGGGCTTCGTCTCGCCAAAGACGTACCCGCACATGCGACCCAACAGACTCTGGACAATCGTGTCCGTCTTCGGGTTAATCGCATCCTCCCACACGAAGCCCACGTGCGTCTTCGGCACGACCTTGCCCGCGCGCAGACGCCCCTTCAGCACCACGATGGTCGGTGCAGTGGGCGGGTCCTCAAGGCAGGGCATGCGCGGGCTGGTCTTCTCCTTCGCAGTGATGGCCACCTCCGTCTTGTCCGACGTGTAGGAGAGGAGGCGGTAGCCACACCCCTCCGCAATCGCAGTGAGGGCAGCCACAGTCTCATCCTTCGTCACACGGACGAGGCACCACTTCAGCGGACGCGCGCAGTAGGCCGCCACCAGCGCCTGGAAGCGGTCAGGGCGCTCCGTGATGCTGAAGGTCTCGTGGATAAGGTTGGAGAGGTAGTACTCCTGAATACCCACGTAGCCCTCGCCCGCCGCAAGCGTCTCCACGTGCTTCGGCAGTGAACGGCCGTGCATGTGCGCGGCAATCTCTGCGTAAGGCGTGGCGTCCACCGAGAGGATGTACGTCTCCTTCTCCAGCATCACAGGCAGAGTGCCTGAGAGGTTGAGACCGTACTTCCCCAGGAACTTGGAGAGCATCTGGCCCTGCGACTGGTCAATGTGGGACTCATCCACAATGAGCAGGGTGCGCTCCACGTTCAGCTCCGTGCGCTCAAAGTGCTGACGGAACACGACCTCCATACTCGGAGTCGCGTACGTCTCGCGGTCCTCAAGCGCCTGATTGTAGAGTGTGACCTCATCCGAGCCACACAGCAGGTAGACGCGGTCAATCAGACCGCGGTCCAGCATCATCTGTGCCACACAATGGAACGTCCCCGTCTTCCCACTCTGGACCTCGGCCCAGAGCAGTGCGTAGGCAATCTCGCCTGCGCGAAAGGCGCGGACGATGTTCTTGGCGGCGGTGTATTGGTTCGCGTGAAAGGGGGCGTGCTTGGAATTCTCCAGAAGCGACGCCATCTTGGAAGTACCTTTGGGGGGCGGCACGTCTAGTTGTATGACGTGTCTCTTTGCAAACCACTACGGGTACCCTTCAGTGTATAAATGGGGAAAAGTCAATTTTTTTAATCTGATTACCAATAAACCAACAAAAAAAAAATCCAATCTGCCAAACCTCGCCAAACCTCGCCAAACCTCGCCAAACCTCGCCAACCCGCGCCATATATAACCAAAAAATCGCCCAGCCTCCAGCCCTTTCGGGCTACAACTCTCATCAGAGCTGTAAACATCCGCCCCTCCAACGCAGATGTCTGTGGGTTACTCCCCGCCGTCAAGAAATCCTCCACCTACGCACCCTCCAGCCCTCCCGTGGGATAAGGCCATGGGACACCGCCCCTCTCTCGCGGGTGTCTGTGGGATCCATCCCCATCCTCCTCCTAGCGCCGTTCATGAGCCCTCCAGCTCGTTAGAGCCTGTTGGACACCGCCCCCCTCTCGCGCGTGTCTGTGGGATACACCTCAGCTTCAAGGGTCGTTTCGCTTCCTTCAGGCGCCTTCTGGCGCTTGGAGGAAAGGATGTGAGCCCCCTCGAGCGCCCCTCATTGCGGTTCGCTCTCGGCATTCGGTCTAGTGGCTAGCCAGGCTTCAATTTTTTCTCCAATTTGAAGGGGTCGGAAATGGGGTAGATTGGGCTTTCTAGGGCGCATAAAGGGTAGCTTCAATCTCATAAAAAACTTGAAATAGGGGTCTATATACGCGCATATACGGGGTATTCAAACTAGAAAAAAAATTGAAGCTGGGCCGATGGCTTAGTGGAATGCCGAGCAGACATGCCTGGGGTGAGAGCCGCCTAGGGTGTCTGTAGCGGGGTGGTGGCCTCGCCCTTACCTGCTGGATGCTGTACTGCATAACAGGTATTGTAGTTCCCTGCTCTCAGAGGCTGGTAAAGTCTCAGATTCCCCGAAGTGAGGTGGTGTAGCCACAGCTTTTTTTATTTTTTTTTGCATGTGTATGTTTTATATGGAATCTGTGTGGTGCATTGCGGGTATCTTAAAATCAGATTAGAGAATTGTTTATCAGATCGGGTTGCGAAAAAAAATTGAAGCGGGGAAGACGGCGTAGTGGAATGCTGAGAGGGACAACGCCTCTGAGTCGCCGAGAGCATTGGCACTTGAACGGTTGGGGTGGGTTGAGTGAGTGAGGGTCTACACCTCGCACCTCACACGGGTTGTGGTAGGGAACGTGCTGCGAACAATTGGGTAACATGGTCATTCGCCGTCCTATGGATAGGCTTGAGTGGTTCATTGACCCATTGCGACCAGTAACACCCATGTTGCCTCTGAGTGAAGGCGTCCTTGTTGAGGGGCGTCTAAGGGTTGAATCACCTAGGCAAGGTGACGGGCACAGCGTGCGATGACACGAGGCTGTGACGGGTGTCTGCGGGGGAGGAGCAGAACCAATTGGCCATAACTCGGTCCTTGTGACTGAGAAGTTGCCTCCGAATGAAGGCGTCCTTGTTGAGGGGCGTCTAAGGGTTGTACCACCTAGACAGGGTGGCGGGCACAGCGTGCGATGACACGAGGCTGTGACGGGTGTCTGCGGGGGAGGAGCAGAACCAAATGGTCCTATTTATGGCGTATCTCACAAAAGAGTTGGAGTTGTCCAATCTTTTGTTAGTTTTTTATGTATGACATGGTGCGACGCTTGCCAATCTGATTTTGCAGATTGGCACGGGTTATCTGGTTTTCCAATTGGGCGTCTGGGAAAAATTGAAGGGTCGGACGGCGCTAAGAGGAAAGGCACCCGTAGTGGTTTGCAAACAGACACGTCAAACAACAAGACGTGCCGCCCCTGCAACCCGCTACTCCGTCCCACAGGCCAAGAGCACTGTGAGGAGACGGAACCCCGTGAACAACGGAACACACGCACACACGCCCTCCAACTCTCTCATCTAACCGAGAGCATTCGCAAGGATGCCTCCGAAGAAGAAGGGTCGGTCCAAGAAGGGTCGCCTCGCTGGTGCAGCGAGGACGGAAATTAATGAGCAGCGCATCGCCAAGATCGTTGACGGCGCACGGGAGGGTACCATCTACGCTCGCATCACCAAGATGCTGGGTGGGAACCACCTGCGCGCTGCGGTCCACACTCCTCGTGGTCCGCAGGAAGTCATGGTCCGCATCGTGTCGCTGTTCCGCAAGCGCGGTGTCACGCCCCTGGAGGTGGACGGCATCGTCGCACTGGATGTGGGAACGGACTTCAACCCCATGCGGGTTCGTGAGGACATGATGTTTGACCTCACGGCGGTACTCAGCAAGAAGCAGGCGCTCTTCCTGGGAACCGAGGGGACCCTCCCTGCGTGGATGACACGTGGCGGTGACATCCGCGAGCACGCCATTGAGGACGGCGGTGCTGGCTGGAGCTTCGGCTACGAGGACGACGAGGCGGGCGCCTTGTTCGCCAAGGTCGTTGACCTGTCCGCGAAGCGGAAGGCGACGGCTGGGAGCGTGGCCTCTGGCGATGAGGGCGATGCGGAGCTGGCCGCGGTCGTGGAGCGCGACGTGGCGGCTGGTGGCGCGGGTCGTGCGCGCCGTGGCGGCGGCGACGACCTGGATGTGGATGCGATTTGAACGAGCGAGCGAACAAGCGGTCTGCGACTGAGCGTGCGAAAAAACAAAAACAAAACAAAAAAGGTCAAAACACAAAACAAAAACCTTTTTTTAGAGTGTGTGGATTGTATGCAGGGATGGGCAAAATAATCATATATGATTATCTTGGAAAGTAGATTATAATAAATTTATATTTCAAATTATCCCTTAGTTATTTGGAAATGGTTCCAAAGGGGGTACGGGGGTGGGTTTTGCCCACCCCTGCTGTGGATTGCATGAAAAATGGTTGGACTGTTTGTGACTGATTGCGAATGTATTTTTGTTTAGGTGAAGGTGATGTCAGCCAGATGGACTGCGAAGTCAGCCACGTCGCGGTTGATGTTGTCATAGACTGAGTCAAATACATCCATGATCATGATGGGACGTAGGTCCATCTGCTCTAGGTAGCAGACGGTGCGTTGCAGGAGTGTCAGACACATGTCCAACTGTACACTGCACTCTTCAGGGCGCGGAGGGATAACAATCTCCTTGCCAATCTGCGCAACGGTCTTGAATGTGGTCAGGACGTTCAGCAGGTTCTCGGTTGTCATCCTGTCTACATCTAGTGTGGTCGTGTTCATCTCCATCACGAGCATCGTCAGGTGCTCATCAATCGTGACGAGCTGATTACGAATCGTCTCCATCGTGGCAACAGTGGCGGGTGAGGAAGACATCTTGGAGTTGGCTTGGTTAGCTTGGATGGCTTGAATTCACAGGAGGGTTATGTTCAATTTTTGTGCATGAAAAATTGAAGTTTGGCGCGTACTCGTTTTGTTGGTGGAGATGTCAACCCACGAGCAAACCTTCCAAGCAAAGCTTTCCAAGATGGCATCCGTGATTCAGGTTGAGGGCGACAACGTGAGTGTTGGTGAGGAGATGGTCTCTCCGCGGGACCTCTTCCTCGGACAGCTCGCATGCGCACACCTGGCGGTGAGCAACACTGTCCCACATACAATGGGACTGGACGAGAACGCGCCAGCTGTGCTGATTGTGCACATGCGCGCGGCGGCGGCGTTTGTGATGGCACTTGCGGTGCCTGATGGGACGAACCTGCTCGTGCACGACTACGTCGTGGCGGTGAAGCGCATCTTTGCGCCGTTCCTCGTGCTCGAGGCGTTCACGTGCGACGATGCGCTAACCGTGTGCGAGAACGGGACGCTGTACCTGCAGGCGATTCGTGTGGCGTTTGGCTGAGGTTTGTTGGTCTGGACTGATACATGTGCGGTGACATTTGCGTGCGAACATTTTTGTTATGTGAAAAAATTGATAGACGGTCAGAGTATGTCAAGAAGCCAGGTGTATTCAGCAACGTTCCAAGCACACCTGATTCCAAGATGACCTCTGTAATGGCTATGCCTTCGGCACCGCTGGTGGCGCCGTCCCTTGCACCGAGTGGTGGCGGGCTGGCATCCAGCCATCTACTCGCGCTCGCATCCGAGTTGCTCGCACTCGGTGCACTCCCACCGCAGCCACCGTCCTTCGGACACTCCATGAGCGCGCTCGGAGTTCAACTCCCACCGCCAATCCTGTTCCAATCTGTCTTTACAGAGAGCAGTGAGTGGGACGACCCGCCTCCAACTCAGCAGACCGCAGAGCCTGTGGAGATTGCTCCGCAAATCCTCGCGCTGGAGCAGGTCTGGGTCGCCCTGAATGAGAGGCTGACCAACGAGATTGCAGACACGGTTGAGAGTCGTGCATATGCAAACCTCCTTCTCCGCGATGTGATGGCCTCACCCTACACGGAGGACTCCATGTTGCATGCGCCTCATCAGGACTTGTGGGTGCCTCGTCTTGACGAGCTCCGCGACACTGTCCAGCAGTGGGCGAACATGGGAGAGTTGCACGCACTCATCCAGCAGTTGGAGACGGCATTCATCAACATGGTCGCGTGGCTCCATACTCTCCCTAACCCTGACGAGTACTACGCGCATTACAGCTCGCGCCTCTGGACTGTCTTGGCGTAGATGGGTGATGGGTGGGCTGACCGAAACATAAAACACAAAAACACACACACCACAAAAACAAAAACATTATAGCAGAACTTTTTCATATAGTTTTTTATCTATTTTTCGCATCCCTGATCTACGCACTCCACTTGTAGAAGCAGATTAGATAGTTCGGCACAATCCCATCTGGATACGGAGTTACGAGAATGTCATCATGTCCATCGCCAGAGTAGTCGCACGCATCTGTGAACCTGTTCTGACTTCCAGGCAAACCGAACTTGCCCTTCACAAAGTCGCACATAAACACCATGTTGAAGTTGTCCGTCGTCCTGACATCTTTGCAATAGCCCAGTGCAGTGGCTGGCCGAGTACTTGCGTACGTGCCCTTTCCATACACTGCGGTCATACTGTACGTCGGATTGAATCCGTGCTGTGCAATAGACGTGGCGGCTGCGAGAGAGGTGCCGTGATAGACGGTGATCACCTTCGGTTCAGCGCCGCGATGTGTCGCAATCGCGTGACGACGTGCCTCAAATGCGTGTCGCAGACCATCGTTGCGGAGTTTGAAGATGGCACTGACACATGCATCAGGTTTACCGAGTGCGGTTAAGAAGCGTTGCTCCACTGTATCGTACTCACTGTTCATTGGCAGGTTGTCAGCAATGCCTGCCATTGCAGATAGAATCATTAGTGCGGGGTCTGATGAGGACATCTTGGATTGCTTGTTGGAGGGTGCATTATAGCAGGCGAGGTGCTTCTGTCAATTTTCTAACGAAAAATTGATATATATGGGGGTGGCTTGACATGGCATACATATCCAAGCAACAGGCAATTCCAAGATGTCCTCGTGTATGATTTGCATGGACGACAAGTTCAATAAGACGACCAAAAAAGAGACTGAATGTCTATTCTGCCATGAGCGCATTTGTCGCACATGTCTCAAGCAGACCCTTCTAAATGACACCGCGACCGATATCTGTTGTCCTGGATGTCGTGCAGTCTGGTCACAGGACTTCATCATCGCGAATCTTCCAGCAACGTTTCGTACAAAGGAGTTCAAGTCACATCGCGAGACTGTCTTGTACGAGCACGAGCGAGTTCATCTCCAACTGTATATGGAGGATGCACGACGGTACAAGGATGCTGTCACGCTGAGTGCACGCCAAGAGCGTAAACTGCGTAAGTACAGGGGGCGGTATGATGCATTACCTGAAGTGATTGCATGTGAGGCTGCGCGGACGCGTATGTACAATGTATCACGCGATGAATATGCCAATGCATGCGAAGAGTACTACCGTGCAGACAGCGCTGTGAAGAACACGGCGTCTATTGTGAATCTGCGTCTGAAGATGCGCTTGCTAAAACGGGGTCTGCGTGCGTCAAGGTACACGGTTCTGTCATTTGGTCTAGAGCCACCTGCTCGTACAGCTCGCGGTGGTGCTGGTGCTGGTGCCGCAGCGCCTCAAGTACAGGAGCAGTCGCAGTCACAACGTAAGCGTCGCGTTGTGCAGGCCTGTCCTGCAACAGGCTGTGCTGGGTTCGTTGACACGCTGTGGAAGTGTGGCATTTGTGATACGGCCATCTGCAAGGATTGCAGGGTTGTAAAGATGGACGAGCACGCCTGTAACGCAGACGATGTGGCAACTGCTCGTGCGCTTGAGGCGGAGACAAAGCCGTGTCCCAAGTGTAGTGCACCCATCTCAAAAGTGAGCGGGTGCGACCAGATGTGGTGCACCGTCTGTCACACGACCTTCAGCTGGAATACGGGCAAAGTGGAGACATCCGTCGTTCACAATCCCCATTACTTCCAGTGGCTGGCTACGACGGGTCGTGCTATCCCTCGTGCTGACCTGCCAGGTATGGCATGCGACATTGACGGGAATACTCTGCGTACAATCATGCATATGCTACATGGCGCGACACATGACACTCATGCTCTTCTGGAGTACATTTCACGCCAACATCGCCAACGCCTGCATGCAGAGAACGTCTTGCTTCCATGGATTCGCGATAAGGTTCGCGTGTATAATGAGGGCAATTGGCGTCGTCCCCTGTGCGTAAAGCGTCTAGCGGGTGAACTGACCGATGATGGGTGGCGGACTGTGCTTCAGCGTACAGAGAAGGCGTATCATAAAGAGCGTGCGTGGGTACAACTGACGGAGATGTACGTACTTGCTACGCGCGACATTCTTGGGCGAATAACCCAGGCTGACCCTGACCTGGCAGCGATTGTAGACGAGCACAGGAAGCTCCATGCGTTTACGTACGAGCAGAACTGTGATATCAGTAAGGCCTATGGGTGTGTGATTCTCAAGATTACGGAAGATATGGCACCACCTGCGCCGAAGAAGCGGGCTGCAGTGGGTGGTGCGGGGGCTGCGACAGTGGATGCCGATGCCTGATTCTAACCAGGGGTGGGCAAAACCCACCCCCGTACCCCCTCCTTGACCATTCTTATATAAC